GTGTTTTTATCTTTTTCCATGTTACGCTCCTTCCGTGTTTTTTAATTGTTTTGCGTACTCTTCGAGTGGCACTCCTAATTTTTTCGCTATTGCGACTTGTGAAGAAGTGAGTTTCACAGTTTTGCGACCAGGCTTTACGCTTCTTGTAGCTGAAGCCACTGTCTGAACAGGGGCGGTCGATTGCTTAGTCTCATTTTTACCAAATTTATGTGGAAAGTCAATTCGTATTCTTTTATCAACTTCCTCATAATACTCGTCAGAGCTAGGATCAAACCCTTCTTTTTCAGTAAGATCCTTATGTATCTCAAATGCAGTATAAGTCATTGCCCTATCTGTTCCAAACCATGGATTCTTTGATGCCCAAGCTTCCGCTCTAGGATCAGGATTATTCATTTGTTGTGTAACATTTGGGGTATTTTGCACTTGAGATGGTGTCGTTGGTTTTTCCTCTCCTACCTTCTCTTGTCCTTCTTTGACTTGTTCAAGTTTTGCATTCTCAAAAGCGAGTGTAGCAATTCTTTTATTAGCCTCAACTTGAGCTTTAGAATCACCAGACTCTATAGCTGCAGCTAGTTCTTTTTGTGCTGCCTCTAAACCTGTTTGAATACTAGTCTCAAATTTTTTAATATAATCAGAGTCTGTTTTTTTAAATTTAGACTCTAATTGTTTTCTAGATTCCTCTACACCTTTGGCATAATCTAAAGCTGCTTGTTCTCTTCTTTCAGCTTCTCTCATTTTACGAGTTAGTTTCGCAATACGAGCTTGTACACCTTTACTGTATTCTTCTAGTTTACTATCGTCTTCTTTTGGTTCTTCTTGTGTTGTTTCTTGTTCCGTGGCACTTGTTTCTTCTTTCGGTGTTTCGGTTTCTACAACCGATTCATCTTTCGCTTCTTCAATGTCTACCTCTGCATCAGGTCCTGATGTATCGATGGGTACCATTTTATTATCGTCTTCTGGCATAGTTACTCCTTCCTATGTTTAGAACTCATGCAAGATGTCCTCTGGACTATCAATTGTTGCTAACA